GTTTTTATTACAACAACATAACGTGATCAATATTCCATAGTAACATAACGGTCGAAATCATTGTAGTGAAAGAAACTGTCTGGGTCATGCTCCCACATAGACCCATCGGTTCGAATCTCAAAAAAAAACATTATTTGGGCAATAATGTCGCAGACGTCGTATGGATTAATGGGTGTGTGGAGGGTTCCGATAGTTTTAGCAAAAAGTTTCTTGCAACTGCCTTCACTTCATACTCGCATGACTCCTGTCGATAACAAAAGCAAGCGGGAGATCCGAGGGTGATCGTGACTAGCTCAATTCATACAAACAGACATTTTATCTTGCACTTTCCACCTTAACACCTTATCACCTTATATGGCGTCCGGCTGAATGCGCTCCTCCCAGAAAAAATCTGCTCCTGAGTACTAAAAAAAACGCCGATGTTGTTTGCTGATAAGCAGCATAGAGCCGATCTTGGGTACAAAACTCCAGAGGTGGAGGGCGCTTTGCAGATTCTTTTTAAAGTTTTTGGGGGGATATGCTATGACCACCGGTATTGCTTTGTAAATTTACGGTTACATCGGTGCTGTTTTTTTTCTTTAAAGTGCAGTAACTGTGCTCACAATCCATTCGCCATGAGTTGCAAACGATCGCATGAGGAGTCGCTACCCCAGTGCTTCTTAGACCTAACTAGAACTTATCTGAACTTTTCTTTCTGCGACAACCCAAGCTGCACCTCCACCATTTGCTTCAATTGCGTCATGAACGAAGACATACAACCCAATGTCACCAAACTTGTAAAGTGCGCAGCTGGCTCTGGGTCCGAAATCAAATACGACATGCAAAACGCCGGGTGCATCATGAAGTGTGGCGGCAAACAACAAGTGGCCCTTATCTCCCGGCACTACTACGACCTCTATACCGGCAATGGTAAACTCGAATGTCCTTATTGCAGTAACTTTTCTTCTACTGAAGCCTACAAATTCATGCAACATATTATGAACTCGCACTTCAAATTGCGACCCTTTCAATGTCCTTGCTGCAAAGTTCTAGTTGCCACCAAAGAACTTCTTGACGTTCACCACGCTCTGCACTGCACTTCATTGATATGTATGGTTCCAAATTGTCATACAAAAAGAATGACAAGTCGCGAGGCTCTCATGCACTCCAACATTCACGAGAACGAAAAGCAGATGTGGTCTGCTATGAAAGCCATCCAAGGGTTTGCAGAAAATTATCCCCTTGCTAAGCGCATACAATTCTTAGAATCCATGAAGGATGTTTACATGAACTTTTTTAACATTAGTCCTGACAACTTTTGGGAAGAACTTGCGGAAAACCTTCCCGCTCAAGAAAGATTCTTCTGCCGCCATTACGCTTCGGGCCCTCCCGCCGTCTTTAGGTACAGAACTTATGCCCCGGAACCCACCGTCATTTTGAGCGATCCGGAGGATGCTGTTTTCCCTGATTCCCCCTCTTCCTCTCCCCCCTATTCTCCCTTCCGACCCCCCTCTCCACCTCTCCTCCCCTCCTCTTCTTCCTCTTCCTCTTCCTCTTCCTCTTCTTCTTCTTCATCCTCTTCTTCCTCGTCCTCCTCTTCTTCCTCTTCTTCCTCTTCTTCCTCCTCCTCCTCCTCTTCCTCTTATTCTCCCGCCCGTGTTTTGATTTCTTCTCCAAGCCTCTTCAATTCATCACCTCCGCGCCCTCCTGCTATTAGGCGAGGAAATCTGAATACACGGCGCCGGCTCGAATATATTGATTGATTCTTTGATTTCTTTTCTGAATTTCTATTTTCAATACCCGCAAAAATAAAAGCGCCATCAAAAATTCTTCTTTTGGACATACTTTATGTCTATACATACACGACATTAAAAAAATCAATATTGATGGTAAACATTCTTCAGTGGTATCCATCTGAAACAAAAAAGAAAATAATAATTAATATATAAAAAATATGTCTCGTAGTTCTCCAGCTAACTGGGGAGGAATTTATTGTATTGGCATCAAACCGAAAAAAGGGCCTTATAAAATTGGTATGGCAGAAAATTTCAGACACCGTTTTGCAAGTTATCACACTTGTTTTCCTGATAGTTTTGTACAGCATTTTCTATTAGGAATGAATAACACGGGCGCTAGTTCAGCCACATTAACCCCTAAATTATTTAAAAAGGTAGAAAATTTCTTATTCGCTCGCCTAAAACCACACAAATGCATTCCTTATATGAATAAGGACAAGAGATCATGCGAGTGGACAGACTCTACATTAAACGAAATATTAAGTGCAATGATCATAACTTTGAAAAAATTTAATGGAGTACTAAACAACAAAAAACAAATTCAATTTCGCATATACACGTTTAGAACCATGAATCAGCTTTCTCCGGAAATTAAAAATGACAAATGCTTACAATTATCAAAAACAAACGCCAAAAACATTATAATTGGCACACACCTGACATGTGGCAAAGTCGTCAAGGAGTCCGAAAAAGATGTTAAATTTTCAAAGTCAAAACAACAACAAATGGAGCCGGGATCGTTAACCTCACCACAAAGCCACAAAACGCACAATAAAAGAGGTCGTCCATCGAAACCAAAATCACTTTTACAAAAACTCTGAAATCCAATCTTCCAACAAAAACATTCCGGTTATTTTTCCTCCATCCACTCCAAGCTTGTTTCCTTTTCTGTACGCTGTAAATTCCATCGATCCTGTGTTGTTTACTTCGGGACACTGCTCTGATACAAAAAAACCGTGATACACAAAGTCCTGATGAAAATTAGGCATGTAATAAAATACCAATAGCTCAAGTTTATGTCGCTTGGACGCCAACCATTGGTCCGTCATGACTTCATCGTCCCGGAGCTGCATCAGACTGCCGCGGTGCGTAATTGTGTACAAATGCATGTCGGGCTTGTAGGGGAACAATGAAAAAAAGGGTCCGTCGACCACCGATATGGCGCGCAGAGACAGAGATGCTCTCGCCTGATACACCAAAGAAACACACTTCACTCTTTTGGTCCATCCATTGCAGTCGATTCTGAAATCCGCGGCCTTGGGACTGGCGTCCGAAAATAGATAAGGACAGACTTTGTGTGTAAGAGTCTCGCGCGCGATGTCCATGTCGATGAATCTCTCGTCTACTATTACAGCCGACTCACAATTCCGAAGATCTTCGGCTTCCGCGCGCGAAGGACGAAGGCCGGCCGAACTCATAATGGCGTGGTATGTGTCGAAATCGATACAAGACTCGTTGCTAATGGCGTATATGTTTAATGGAACTCTGCTACAACACCCCTTGTAGGCGTCCAGAAACCGATTGAATTGTCTGTAAAGCATCATCCTGGTGCTAAAAGACCGAGCAAATGCATATCCAGCGTCCAACCGACACTCTGAAAACCCAACCGCTTTGCTGAGAACCCCTAGCGGATCTTCGAGACGCAAGTTGTATCCTTTGTCCAATACCGCATCAACAATATGACATCCAAACCACCCAGCGCCACTAATGCGAACATTCATCGTCGTCATTACTTGACGCACAAACCGCGACTGGTGGTCTGAACCACAAACAAGCGATATCTTTCCGTTGTATGACTTCTTGTCCAACAAAAACCTCAAGAATGGAAAACTGCAGTTGGCCGGAGCCACAAACTGAACATGACGAGCCAGACTGATGTACTTTTCGAATACATAATGAATGTTTTCGGAAGCTTCCTCGCTTTTGGCCGTGTTGAGTGCCAGCGCTATCTTTGGGCGATCGACTTGGCTCACAAACTTGGCAGTCTCCCCTGTCGTAGTCAAGAAATTCGACTTGGGACATGATTCGATGCAAACCGCACAGTCTCGGTCCCCGATACTCTTGGCTACGTCTCTGAAAAACTCGATCGCCCGCGCCAGAGAATCAGCCGGACTCACGTCGGTGGGAGCGCGAAGGACCTCGGGATCGTCGATAATCAACACTTTTGCTCCAATGAGAACAGCAATGTCAATCATTTGATGAATGTGCAAGAGCGTTGGTGTGGAGCGAGAAAACAGATTGTAGCGAATTCCCTCGGGAAAGATATTGCATAGAGAATAGATTTTCTGTGACTTGAACTTGGAAAAGTCAATCAATCTGTCAAGAACATAGTTGCGTCCAAATATCTTGCTTGGGGATGCTTGTCGGGTTGCCATTCCGTACTTGGACTCGAGCCTTTCTCCAAAATAGTCAGACAGCTGCACATTTGATCGCGTCATATCAAACATATATCCCCGGATGGCAGAGAGGACTGCTTTCCGAGAGCGATACCAACCAGAGTCCCTCCAGCGCGTCCGGACAGAAAGCCCCGGCGGTCCGGTTTTACCCCCCAGCCACTCTGATGTTGCGAGCGGTTGCGAAACCAAGTGTACAACTGACCTGGATCTCCGGATTATGTCTGGCAAATCGTATTCCAACCAGTCTGAAAAATAAAGTTGTGCAGTTTCCAGGGTGGGCTCGATGTCGTGTTTGAGATAGTCATGAACGATATTGTCAGCGATACCAAATCCAAAAAGCATGGGAAGACGCACGATAGAAACCCTAGGAAATTCAGTCAGTAGAAAATTTTCTAGTTCTAAATATACTCTTCCATTCTCTGTGTCTGGTAGAGGAAGAACTGATTCGTCCGCAGAAACTTGTCTGTCACCAAACACTTGCGTAGTGGAGAACAAAATCATTTTATCCACTGTATTTAGAGTCTTTAAATTTCGGATGAGCAGATCGTGGTCGTTATTGGATAGTGAAGAGCAATAAACAATATCGAATGATCTGTTTTTTATGTCGGTAATATTTGCGGTGTTGAAGAAAACCGCTCCTGGAATGGTGTATCTTAGCCATTCTGCGCATTTACCGATGACTGCCAGCGCCATTTTTTTAATAAACACCAAACAAACATGTACATGGTTTGTTTGCGAAACAAGCATTCTGACAAAAAAAATTCCAGAAAGAAAGATGAATCCAGTGGTTGTTATCGTAGGCGCAAATGGTTGGATTGGGCAGCAGTGCGCAGAGCATCTTGCGGCACACGACAAGAAACCCACCGTAAAAGCATTCGGGGGAAGGGCAACCGACTATGCCGCGCTTGTATCATTCCTCCGAGAATGTCGCGCAACCCATTTGCTATCTACCATGGGCAGAACGCATGGGAATGCGGAAGGAAAACACTATCCTTCGATTGATTATCTAGAGCTCCCGGGAAAGCTGGTGGAGAACATGAATGACAATTTGTTAGGTCCGGTCACTATGATGAAGATCGCACACGATCTTGGAATTCATTTCACGTATATGGGAACGGGCTGTATATTCGAATACGATGCAGCCCACCCAGAAGTATTTGGCGACGACGACCTTCCGAATTTCTTTGGATCACAATATTCGGTCGTCAAGGGAGTCACGGATCGAATCGCGCATCTGTTTGGATCTGAAACACTCAATCTCAGAATTCGGATGCCCATTTCCTCCCATCCACACCCAAGAGACTTTATCACTAAAATAACAGGATATACCAACATATGCCCGCGCGAAAACTCAATGACTGTGTTGGACGACTTGCTTCCGGTCGCCGTGGATTTAATGCTCAGTGGTGTTGTGGGAACTGTAAACTTGGTGAATCAGGGAACAATGAACCACCAAGAGATCCTGAAAATCTACGCTCGCTACGTGGATACGGAGCACAAATGGAACGTGGTTACAGGCGAAGAACACGACAAGCTTTTAAAATCAAAAAGATCAAACAACCACCTGCAGCCAAGCAAAGTGCT